AATGGGCCCTTCAACTGCAACAACAAAAATGTTGATACAACGAAGAACCCAAGGCATACCGGTTCTTGAATGGGGACCAATCCGAGCTCTTGCCAAAGCTTATTGTCTCGTAAAAGACGTACGCTTTGCGTGCCAAGAATATAATTCTTGGTACCAAACTCTTAGTGGTCATCATGGTTATAACTTCACCGTGAAAGTCCTAAAGGACCTCCATGGAGCAGCTAAACTGGCAGCTATAGGTGTAGATAGTTCCGGGATTGCCGCCAAGAGCATGTGGATGTCCACATACTCCAACGGTATACCCCGAAAACTACCTTACCTAAACAAACTACTTAAAGGAAGTGTTTACAGCCGCAGAATTGCGGTCAGTATAACTTCCAGTGTAGAATTGTTCCGGGTTAAGCCTAGCATGGATATTACATCCATAACTAAGCCGTTTTCCGGTAGCAAGCCAGAAGTCGCTATTTGGTCCCAATGGATACGGGATTACTCCCATAAACATTGGACTAAACTAGTTACAACTGATGAATCTCCCAACCTCTACCACACATCCACAAGTGCAGGGCCAAATGGCGGTGCAAGCCTTCTCAGTGCAGGGATCGATGCCCTGGCCTTGAAGGCTTGTCCTACCACCTGGATCCTGTTCAAGCAGATGTGCCTCTTTTCTAAAAGATTCGATTTGGTAAGAAGAGCCGTTCTAACAGAAAGAGAAATTAATCTCAAACTGAAGGAAGGGTTTCAACTCCCAAAACGAGTCCTTAAAGAAGGAGGTCTACACTTGGCACGGCTACTTTACTTGCCTGACAAAGCAGGTAAAACCCGTGTCGTGTACTGCCTTACCTGGTGGATCCAAGAACTTCTAGAGCCGTTTCACAACGAGCTCTATAGGCTCTTGAGATCCATCCCGCAAGATGGTACACGTAGCCATGACGAAGCGTCCAAGATCGTTAGAACTTGGACAGCGGCTGGTCGACGCCTATGGTCTGTTGACCTTAGTAACGCGACCGACCGTTTTCCTCTTGAACTACAAGTGGCAATGGTAGAAGGGCTCAAAGGTAAAGTATTCGCAGGTTTGTGGAGGAGAGCAATGGGTATTAAACCATGGCACTCCGGCACAAATGAGTATGTTAGGTATGAAGTAGGACAGCCCATGGGGTCTAAAACCTCCTGGGCCGCCTTTGCTCTTACCCATCATACCATCCTAAGAATACTTTGCCAGTATCACAGGATCAATGAGATTGCTTATGTAATCATCGGTGATGATATCGTTATTGCTAACGATAAAGTCGCTAATAGCTACATAGGCCTACTCAACGATATTGGGGTAGATTTCTCCCCCAGTAAGACTATTAGCCCTGATAAAGCTAATAGTTCCGTAGCAGAATTTGCTAAACGCATTTTCCGCGATGGAGTTGAGTATAGTCCATTGACTTCCAACCTTCTCAAAGAGATCTTCGTAAACAGGGATTACCCCGTTTTTGAAAGTCTAATGAGAGAACTGGAAACCAAATGGGGCGAAGGTGTATCTGTATGTCAAGATAACATCGTGCTCCAACCCCCGGCAAATGCTCTTTATAACCTTCTACCAAAGAAGGAGAAAGAGAAATTTGCGGTTTACACCGGACACCTAGGTGTGAGTGGGCTCCCCGAAGGGATAACCCACTACGTTAATCACCTAAGCGGTGTACTGGACAACCCCTGGAAGGGGATTGACCAATACACGTTTAGAGTTGTATTGTACAACTCTATCTCCGATGTACTGAGTGGATACCTCGTTAAACTTATAAAGATTAAAGAGGCGTTTCCACCCGGAGGCACCTGTGAAGCCCAGGTATGGGACGGACTCTATCTCGTACCAAACCACCCATTCTATGCGGTTATCAGCCGAATAGAAGAGGTGGTACTAGATTGTTCCAGAGGTCTGGCCGACGGAGACCTAAATCTCCAACGGGTAACAGACCTAGGACTCGATCTAGGGTACTTGATAGAACTCGCAACTCACGGTCGATCTTGGAGTTCTTACAAAAGACTCCTTAATCGCCGTGCCACTGCCAGTGCACGCTTCTGGAACACAGTTTACAAAAACTGTAAGAATCCAGAAGAGTTGTACTGGTAACAGAGCTGCAAGCAGCGAGAGGGGGGTTAATTCTCTCGTTGACGCTCATTCCTACTGTCAAGTAGGAACTGGTCACCATTCCGCTCT